GTTGTAAAAAAAAAGAAAGAGAAAAAGTAACAAAAAGAGAAAGAATATAGTTATCTTGGTTATTGTATTAAATCTTCTTTTATAGTATTTACTCTTATTATAGTATTAACTATCTTGTATTTACAATATTATACTATAGTTATTACTATATAGTATATACTATAGTAGGGAAAAGATAGCTTTAAAACCTGCAAAACAAAAAAAAATTTTAAAAAAAGAAATTCCCTGTTGCTTCGCCTGCTATTTGAGAACTAACTTCAAAAACCAACAAATGGAGACAAATTGATGCCAAGCCAGGATATACGAACAATAGAAGTAGATGGTAAAAGATACGATGTAGACAGTCTAAGTGCCGATGCACGGACTGCTCTTGCCGTCATTGAAGAGTTAAATGGAAAGATAAATGAATTTCGTAAGGAAGCACACTTTTTGGAAGTAACAAGAAGTGCTTATGAGAGTCAGCTTTCCAAACAACTGCCATCTAAACCCCTTGAAGACCAGGACGCTGAAAAGAAAAATGCCAAACAGAATAAAAATGGTGGAAAATCCACTACTAACGGAACTAAGTCTGGGTGAATGCCTGATCGAACTAAAAAGAGTGGCCTTTATATTTGAAAAAAGCGGTGACCCAGAAGTCTTAGAAGAGCTTCTGGACGCCATTAGAAACATAGAGATACCCCTTTTGGTCACAGGATACCACATACCACATGAGGCCGAAGCCTAAAATTGCAATTATCGTTCCAGACCAGCATTTTCCAATCCATGACGCCCCTGCCGTAAACTGCGTTCTGGCCGCAATCGAGATCGTAAGACCTGATTCTTTCGTAAATCTCGGTGATGTCGGCGAATGGGAGTCAGTTTCAGCATGGAAGTGGAAGGGGAAGAAACAGCCACCTCTGGAATATCAGATACCCATAATCGAAAAAGACATCGATGATGTCAATATGGGTCTAGATCTGTTCGATAAAGCCCTTGATAAAGTAAAATGTACGAATAAGTATATGCTTGAGGGCAATCACGACGATTGGACCAACCGATTCGTAGAAAGATACCCCTATATGGGGCATTTTGCCTTTAAAGAGTGCTGTAACCTAAAAAAACGGGGATATCACTTTTACGGTTATAACAAACCCCTAAAGTTAGGTAAATTAAATTTTATACATGGCGCCTATGCAACAACATACCACGCTAAAAAACATCTTGAAGCTTATGGCAGCAATATTTTGTATGGTCATACTCACGATATTCAGCGTCATTCACTTACTAAGCTCGATAGTGGTACTATTGGTGCTTGGAGTATGGGTTGCCTTAAGGATATGTCTGCTGAAAAGAACAGATGGCTGAAAGGCAGACTACATAATTGGAATCACGCATTTGGAATTGTAACATGGCACAAAAATGGGAACTTCCAAGTCGAAACAATCGAAATACAGAAAGGTAAATGTTTTGTATGGGGAGACGAGGTAGATGGAAACAGGGGTTAGTCGGAGGGATATAGAGTTCGGTCATTCTAATGACCAGGTTGGGAGTGCTGACCCCGTGTTCCATAGAAAAATTAAGGGGAAAACACATTATGCCTACAAAAATAAGGCAGATTTGCTAAAAGTCCATAAAAATGCAAGAATTTCAGATGCGGGGGACGCAAAAGAGGGAGATTGGGTAGAGGCTCGCAATGGCGTAATGAGCCAGGTGGTCAAAAAAGGAAGAATTGGGAAGAGTTCCCCCTATATACGCACTCCCCTTGGTCAATTTAGACCATATAAGGGAAATAACCCCATTTCAGGTGAACCACACAAGACAGTGTATAGCTTTTCCAAGAAGTATCCATGGGACGATAGTGCCAGAGAAGTCCCCAATGAGATGGAAATTATGTTTGTGAACCTGATTTTTGGCTATGTACCTAAAGAAGTGGCCTATATGCACCTTTTTAAAACAAACAATGTTGGATATGCCAGGGAAAGGTCTACCTGGCTACTTAAACAGAAAAGGATAAAAAAGATCGTGGATGAAAAATTAGCAGATAAAATGGATAAACTTAACCTAACAGAGGATTTTATACTTGAAGAGATGTTTGAAAGCATCGGTGCGGAGAGAGGCTCGGTGAAATTCAACTATCTTAAGCTTGCTGCCGAGCTGAGAGGCATGATGCCAAAGGAAAAAACACAGACACTCTCTGTGCTCGGACAGACATTCACTGGATTCACCAAGGAAAGGTTGAAGGAGTTTGAAGAAAGAGCGGCCCTTAAAGACGAAAACGATATTGGAACAGGCGACAAGTAGTGGTTCGAAGGTAGAAAACAAGGGAGCTTCAACTTGGGATGGAAAAATCACCGATAAAACGATTAAGTTCTGTCCTTCGTGCCGTCGTTGTTATGACACTAAATATTATAAAGATGTCGTTGATGCTGGTTCGATTACTTATTATGACGATTTTCCCAGATATGGAAAGGAAAAACTGCTTTGCAGAAGCTGCTCGTAAATGTAAGCAGGCTATCCTATCCGAGTTATCCAAAGAAACAAAAATGGGGGGAGGTTAATTATGTCATACAAACAAGTTGGAAAAAAGGTGCACGCAAAAAAGGCTGACTTCAATATAACTATGCCGCCATCTGTAATGGCTGAAAAGGACGAGGTTCTACAAAGGGCGTATAAAGACCTTATTTTCTTTGGGAGGGCGTTTTTACCGAAAGATTTTTTGAAAAAGAGCAAATCCCCACCATTTCACCATACTGTTGCCGAAAAGTTGATATCCACCGTTCCTGGGCAAAGAATCTGTAATATACTTCCCCGTGGGTTTGGTAAGTCAATTCTGGCAAAAGCAGCAATTATGCACAAATTTTGCTTTTCTGGAGAAGATGAGCAGCATTTCTTCGCCTGGGTGTCCGAAGAACAGGGCCAGTCCATTGATCACATCAAATATATTCGCCAGCACTTTGAAGAAAACAAGATGATCAAGCATTATTTCGGAAACCTTGATGGCGGTAGCATTGGCAAAAGGTGGACAGAAAAAGATTTAGTTACCGCAAAAGGGGACAGAATCATAGCGAAGGGTACCAACCAGAGGCTGAGGGGTCGTGCAGAGGTGGATGTAAGGTATACTGGCATCATTTTAGACGACTTTGAATCTGAGTTGAACACAAAAACACCAGAAAGAAGAGCAGAGATCAAAAAATGGGTAGTTTCGACGGTTTATCCTGCTTTAGAGGAAACCCCAGGTAACGAAGGCTGGATATGGCTTTCTGGGACCATCGTACACTTTGATAGTTTTTTACAGATGATATGCGACGGATATAACAAGGCAAAGAAAAACGGGACAAGCTATACTTGGGATCTGACCTTTATGCGAGCCATCATGGACGGAAAACCAGCTTGGTCGGACCAATTTCCCCTTGCGAAGCTGAAAACGAAGAAAAAAGAGTTTATCGGAGCTGGTCTTGTAAACAAGTTTGCTCAGGAGTATATGAACGATGCTAGAGATATCGGGTCTGCAGCATTCAAGATTGACCGCATACAGCATCATGCGTATGAATATAAGTGTGAAAACAAATTTGGGTATATTGCAGACAGAGACAATGCAATTCCAGTTAATGTATATATCGGCGTTGACTTAGCCGCAACCGCCTCAGAGACCTCGGATTATCAGGTTATTCTGGTTGTTGCCGTTGATTCAAACAACAATCGGTATGTTTTGGAATATTTCAGAGAAAGGATACCGACTTTCGATGTTCCGCTTAAAATTATAGAAATGACAAAGAAATATCACCCAGTTAAGCGAGTGACGATTGAAACGGTGGCTGCACAGGAAATGGTCAGGGATATGGTCACTAGGCTGTCGGCAAACGAAAGAAGACTGATGCCTGGGATATTCAAAGGGGTTAAGCCCCCACCTGGCATAAAAAAGCAAGACAGGCTTGAAACAGCGCTTGGTCCAATGATAAACAGTAAAAAATTATATGTTAGAGAAGAAATGACCGAATTGGTGGACGAAGTGTTTGAACATCCGAAGCCAAGACATGATGACATTCTCGATGCGCTTTACTATGCGGATTACTATGCCAGACCGCCGAGGAGCAAAAAAATGAAAACGGACGAACTTGACGCTGAACTTGAGACTTTGAACAACCGTCCAATGAACAAAGTATACAACTGGATTACTGGCGCAAAAATTTAATAAATAAGGTTTGGTATTTCCATTAACTCGTTTAGATTAGACGGGTTAATTTAACAGAAACCCCCAGAAGAAAGCTTAGACTACTGGCTCTGGGGGTTTAGAAGACAACAATCGGCGATTTTTATTTAAGAGCCCTTTAAAGCCCTTTTTTAGTAAAAACGCACGATAGCCGTTTTTTGAATTTAATGACAAAAAGTGGATATGCCTAAAGATTTAGTGGAAAATGACATACTATAGAAACTATCAGGATGGAGGCAAGGTAGAGCCAGGTTTTATTAAAAGATGGTTTGCCGATAAGTATAAAGCCTCTTCTGATCAGATTGGTGGTCTTGCAAGCCAAAT